ACCAGCTTGCACCGTTGGGTGATTTATAAAAGGAAGTACTTGTTGTTGTGTCAAACTTAATGTACTGCAACCCTGTCCTGCTGCTTTGGCATAAGCTACAAATAAAGGGAAAAATTGATTAGTATTTGTTACTGTTCCTGTTTCAACAATATAAAAAGCTAGAACAGTATTATCGTAAAAGGATACATTTCCAGTAACTGATCCTTGTGAAGGAATAGTAACTGTAAATGTATTATCTGTTACTGCTGATACTGTATGTTCACCATCAACCGGTACTGAACCACTACTCCAAGTAGTGAAGTTTAAATAAACTTTATCTCCTACATGGAAACGATGTACACCTGTTGCAGAAGTAACAACACAACTTGTAGAATTAGCTGCATATGTTCCAGCGAGATAATTCTGACCAGTTGCAACTGCTGTATCAGATTCCATAGTATGTCTTAGCCAAATTTCATCAATATATGCACCACTAATAGAAGTATCTGTTAATCCAGAATCACAATCAAAAATCTTTGTAGCATTACCAACAGCTGTTGGTATTAACCCAACACCACTAGTTTGAAAGTTACCGCCACTTGCAGTAGTTAAAAGGGTAGATGAAGTCGCTGGACGATCTACCATTAAAGGTTGTTTATTTGAACTACTGCTGGACACGGTTATTTACAGATAGATTTAAAATTATTATAGCAGTGGCTTTATATCAAACCCCATTCTTCCATCTCTCTTTCAGATACAGCTCCTCCTACGTCCCAATCAGCAGGAAATGTCTCCCAATCATTTGGAAAACTTTCCCAATCGTTAGGAAATGTTTCCCATTCTTGACCTGAAGGCATAGTTCTACCTGGACCAATTCCTTGAGGTGCATCTAAAAATCCAGCTTCTGTTATTCTTCCTCTAGAACCTGCCATACGAAATGGTCTTTGAGTATTAAAACTTCTACTAGTTGCTGCTTGTAATCTTTCGCCTGGTACTCTACTTCTCCATCTATGTGGACGTGCTGAATTCCTATACCCAAGTCGAGTAGTTGGTTTAACAGACATTTTATGCAGCCGCAATATTGAAGGTTACTTCCGCTGCAGTTCCACCAGATTCACTAACAAAGTTTGCACGTAACCACTTAAATGGTTTACCAGTCACATTGTAAAGAGTAGTACCGTTTGACGAAATAGTTTGATTAGCAACAACAGCTATATAATTCGTTCCATCTATACTTCCTTCTAAATTAACAACTACATTGGTATTTACACTGGCAACAGTAACCATAAAAGTATAATCCTTTGTAGAGAAAAGATTATTAACAGCTACTTCTAATGCTGTATTAGGATTTGTTGGAGCCGTTAAGGTCTCTGTAAAGCAAATCGTATCTTGAAAATAAGTTATAGCCATGAATTTTTAGTTGACCTATTACTAAGAATAACAGGAAAAGATTTATTAATAATTATCCCACTGATTTCCCATATTGTCTGGGATAGGAGGAAGAGGAGGAATAACTGTAGGCTTCTTCTCTTCTTTTTTAAATGGATTCATATTTTTTAGACCTTCTAACAATGGACTGATGTTATCTAACCAAGTATTACTTAGCTGTACTGCTTCTCTTTGTTTTGCTTCATTATTAAGTCTTTCATTAAAAACTCTATTAAGCTCTTTCATAGATTTTGGTCCCTCTAAAGCTTGATCTTCATACATACTTTCATTAGAAAGCAAACCATCACTACCTAGTACAGGAAAAGATGCCCAAGCTCCAGATAATTGATTAATTGAATGTTTATCAAGACCTTTATTTAAAATATAATTCAAACCACCTAAATCTTTACCATCTTTACGTCCTGTGAAATTTTTAAGCCTTCTATCAGCTTCATATATTGCCGCTAATTTTTGAGAATGAGGTGAAAAATCCTTTAAACCTAATGGAACAGCTGCTTCCTCAAATACCCACGGGAAAAATTGAGGAAATCCAGCGGGACGCCCACCAGGATATGGGGTTCCATGATCAGGATGTTTAGATAGATCATTAAATAACTCACCTCCTCTTAACATTTTGTAGGAATAATTTTCTACCTCTGGTTTTGCATAAGGGCCATCATCTCCAGTGCCTTCAGCAAATTTAATTACTCGTAAAAGATCTTGTATACGAGGGTTTTTTAAATAAGCTTCAGCTTCTGCTCTATTTAGATAAGGCATCGTTAACGAAAATTAGTTTCTAAATGAAGTCTGGTACCTATAGCTACATCAGCTGGGCCAGGTAATGCTTGAATAAATTCTGCACCTTCTCTATTAAATCTATACCTAGCTTGTTCAGGATTCCTATAGTTAGGTACATATAAATGTAAAGCTAGACGATCTGTCTCATATAAATAAATACCATTCCAAGTTTTTAAAGTATCTTTGAAATCTGAAGTTGATATATTTCTCTCAACGTCACCAGTAATTGACTCAATTCTACTTCTTGGAGTTGTGTCATTATTAACAGTACCTGTCATATCGGTACGTTTTTCTGCCTCATCACAACGAGTTACCTGTTCAACAATTTTGTCATACCAAAAAGAGTCTTGGACATTATCCATAGCCTCCTCTAATCGTCCTTGATCACCTGCAGGAACTGAAGTTAAGTTATAACCTAAGTGCCAGCGTATCTTAGACTTTATAAACGTATCAAGCTTCATTAACTAGTCCATAAATAAGCCTATATCTAGTTTACGTGTAGTAAGTTCTCCCCACCATCCCCTCTCAACAGTGGCTTAATTCACACGAACGAGGTTTTCTTCAAAAATAGTTTCCCAATCCACACGTTTTATTGCTTTTAACTGTTCTAGATTTTGAAATCTTTCCCCTGAACATGACGTTTGTAGATCTTTTATATCTCTAGCAGTTTTTAAACCTACTCCAGGTAAGTGATCTGCTATTTGACGAGCACTGGCAGTATTAATATTTATCCTAGTGTCAACAGGAAAAGACTCTCTTGCAGTGGGCTTATCTGGATCAGCTCCTTCTGCTTTTAATTCTGCAGTAAGACGTTCTTCTGTTCTAATCTTCTCGTTAGTAGCATCGATTTGGGGAACTAAATCTTCCTCATCAGCATAAATAACTTCTTCTTCGGCATTCTGACACATTTTTATGCCTTCCCCATGCTGTGAAACAACTTCTAGGAGTTCCCCAGTCTTTTTATACAAATACAACATGTAACGAGGTTTAATTTCTCGTCTATGAGAATAACCCTACTAAACCTAACGAGGATGATTAGGATGAGAATTATTCGTTACATATATAGAAAGTGACAAAATCATAGTGAGGATCAAAAGAACTACAAGGACTGTCATAAACCACATGGTAAATACCTCAATAATAGACCAATAAAAAAGCGGGTCAAGAAGACCCGCCATTTAAGTAACTATTCCTAATAAAGAATTATTCGTCGTTACCGCCTACTTGAGAAGCGAAATCGATCTTACCTTGAACATCATTCCAAGATACAGCAGCAGCA